GCGTTTGATAATCTCGTCGATTACGCGGGTGCGGTCTGCCATACCAAGGGATAGTGCAGTACCAGCTCCAACAGATGGTTCACCGTTTATTGAAACAATACATCCAGATAGTAAGAGTGTATTAATTTCAGCTGATGTCTTGTCGTAGTTTTCCATCAGCCTTTTTTGTGTTATTCCGTTTGGAAGAGCCACAGTTACTGGACCTTGCTTAGTATCCATAACCCATACGCGGTCTCCCACTGGGTCTTTCAATCTAACAACAGGGACATCTTCTGTTAAGTCAATTGTTGTCTCATGCTCGTCTTGGCAAGAAAAACACTTAACCATTAGGTTAGATGTCTGTCCAAATGTAACTCTTCTAATACCTAGAAGGATTGCGTCACGGTCTCCCGATAGCAGCATATCTAGGTCATCGGCTGTGGCTTCCTTGTCTCCAAGCTTTACCAAGCCTCTGGCTAGTAGAACGTTAAGAGCTTTTCCTGAAGAGCCTGACTTAGCTACAGCTTCTTCATCTGCTCCTGTTAGTTCCCTAACCTCTGCCGAAGTGTGCAGTTCACCTTTAAGGTCAACAAAACCACCAGGCAGTTCTACCTCTGACTCAGAAGGCGCCCGCGTCTTAATCTTAGGCGCGGGCTCCTCTGAAATCTTTTCAGCGAACTGTTGTAGTAATTGTGCATCGGTAATAATATCTGACATTTTATACTCCTATTAGTCGGTTTAAAGCTTTCCAGTATCCTTACGCTTGTAATCATCACCAGTAAAGAATACTGATAGACCCTCGTGAACTAGTGACATTGACTCATAAAGAATCGCTCCGTCAGCAGCATTTAGGTCTGTATAGTTTAGCGTAGTAATCCAAGCGTTATGAATCTTGAATCCCATACGTGGTGTGTTGTCATTTGCAGTTGTGGTCGCTGCGTTTGTAGCAGTGTTTGGGTGGTCCATAACATAGACAGTGATGTCTACGCGGAAGTTCTTATCCACTCCAGCCTGACGCATTGCAATACCTTCACCTGAAGATGTAGCAAATAGTCCACGCATCCAAGTAATAGCTTGGTCGTTTCCGTAAAGGACACCACGTTGCATAGTAATTGGGCTGAAAGTAGTCATACCTGGCACCTGGTGAACAGTGGTGTTATAGCCACCTTCACGGTATTGGATGGACTGTGTGTTAATGCTTAGACCAGAGATTTGTGAGAAACCACCAATCCAGCTAGTAGAAACACCAGAGGTTGCTGGTTCTGTGCTTGAGCCAGTTAGGATTTTATCAGTGAACGGTGCGCCACCTGCTGCGGGTGTAAACTGTGCATAAAATCGGAACGAGCGTAGCGGGTCAGTCGATAGCTTCGAGAAGCGATTGATGATACTTGAGGGGGTTGTCATTTACTTGGCTCTCCTTTACGCAACAGTAACGGTGGTTCCACCGTCAAACTGGCCAATTTTGATAATTACGAATTCGGCTGGACGCTGTAGTGCAACGCCAACTTCAATGTTTACTTGGCCTTGGTCGATTAGGTACTGAGGGTTGTTCTCAGCATCAACCTTGACAAAGAATGCCTGGCTAGGAGTAGTGCCGCGTAGGCCTCCCTGTGACCAGAACTGTGTGAGGAATGAAGACACTGTTGCGTCTAGACGACGCCACAATCCTTCGTTGTTTGGCTCAAAGATAGCAAACTGAGTAAGGTCTGTAAGAGACTTACGTAAGTAAATAAGTGAACGACGTACTGGTACGTACTTATCAATGTAGCCTGCCTTAAGAGTTCTTGCTCCCATTACTACATAGCCTGAACCTGGAATAAAGCGAATAGCATTTACAGGCTTGGCAGCTGTGTTAAGGGAGTCAAGGTTTGCATTTGTAAGCTGACGTGTTGATACAACACCTGCAAGACGAGCCTGCAAACCAGCAGGTGCCTTGTAAACTCCACGAGAGTTATCAGTGGTAGAGATGAGACCTGCTACAGCCGCTCCCGCACCCACAGTTAGAGTTCTACCAGTGGTAGCTCCAGGAGCTAAGGTTGGGTCTGTAATAGTAAGAGGTGGGTAGTAAACAGCAGCTAGAGAGCTTGGTGTGTATTGACCAGAACGTACAAGTTGGTCTGCTGGAGTGTTGTCAATTCCATCAACAACTACAAACACATCATCGCGACCTTCAGCGTAGCTGATTGCAGCGTTGACAACGTTTACAGCTGTCTGACCTGGCAAGTTAAGAACCAAAGACTGAAGGACAGTATCATGTGCTGCAAGTCCTGCTGTGTATTCAGTAACTGAAACTGCGTTTCCGACTGACCCACCAGCAAGTGGCTGGTTAACAACAACAGCTGGGTTTCTTGTGGTTCCAGTGTTTGAAGAGTTTAGGTCTGTTAAAGTTACGTAGTTAGATACCACGTTAACATTTGTTGGTGCGTAGCGTGCGTCAGATGCTGTCATTGATAGCTGAGTAAATGTCTCTACAACGTTAGAGTCTGTTGTACCGCCGCTATAGACAACTAGGTCAAAGTATCCAGTTTCAACAGAGTTAGAAATAGAGATGTTTAAATCGTTACCCCAACGACCAGGGTTCTTAGCAGCTACCTGAAGAGTTGCTGAGGCGCTAACAGCTCGGTCATTAAGTGAGCGTGTAGAAAGGCCTGGGCTTGCTGCAACACGTGTTACGTAAAGCGAGCTTCCGCCGTTTGAGAAAAACATATAAACTGCAAGTGGTATAGAGTTGTTGGTGTAAAGATTCCAAGAACCAAATAGTGTTACGTACTGGTTCCAAGAGGTTACAAGTGTAGGCGTGTTAATTGGGCCGCGGTCGTCTTCACCAACAAAAGCTGTAATAAACTCTGAGTTGGTTCCAGCGATTGGCTGAATAGGGTTTAACGTTTCTTGAACGTATACCCCAGGGCGTTGAAAGGTCATTTAAATTATCTCCTTAAATAGATTATACGTGGTTGCCGTTTATTACAAGATTTCGTAGACCGAAGGGATAGACGTCTGGTTGTTTACTGGAAGGTTAAGATTGACACGAGTAACTGCAGGTATTGCAGCAGCTGCTGTTGCTGGGGTCATTTCGCTAACCACCCTTAATGTAAAGACGTTACGTAGGAGGCGTCGGTTTCCACTTTCCGCATCCTCAAACGTATCTCGCTTTGCATATCCATCCACGAACATAGACCGCTTGCTGTACTCAGTTCCTAACTGATTACTTACAGGCAGTACGCCGTACTTGGCTGGAAACTTATTCCACATTTGAAACAGGATAGCCCTGTCATGTCGTGGGTGTCTTGCATATGTTGTAAGCTGATAAATAAGGTCGTAAGCAATTGGGTAGTCATACTCGTAAGCTAGACCTGGCACAGCTGTAATAGTTCCACGGTAATCTCCGTCGTGTAACTTTCCTTGAACCTGGCGGTCGTTAGCTGGAACAACATCAATCAAATCTATTGTTACAAAAGGGAACTCTTGTGCGCGAGCTTCCACATCTGGATACCCAAACCAGACCTTTACAGGACGGGTCTTAATTGTTTCAGTAGGGCCGTTATTAGCAGCCGACTTCTCATCAGCAACGACCATACCCTGAAGGTAGTTCTTGATTGCTTCATCTTCCGCAATAATAAATGGGCTACCCATGGAACACCTCGTCTTCCATAACCATGCGGTCAAGGAGCTCGTTGTCTATGATTTCATCCATAAAACCGTGTAGTCGGTAATTCAAGCCGCGCATAACAGAGGTCGGGGCGGACTTATTAGGCTCACCGTATTCTAGGTCCCATGCTTTATCGGGGACGTTGTAGTTTAAATTAGAACCGTCAAAGTTAACTGACATTTGAGGGATTACATCTGATGGCCAGCCAGCAGCTACTGCACGCTCACGAAGAGCTGCAGTCATTTCTGATGAACCTTCGGAGGCCTTAGCCTCTACGAGATTGTCTACGCTTAGCAACGTGTCTCCCCAGTAGTACATTTGCGACAGTCAAAGCTCCCAAAGCTGCAGTGACAGCATTACCAGGAATGGCCTTATTAATCTCGCGTCTGAAGTCTGTGTCAGATGCTGAGGATACTTTTTTAGGCATGTCCATCCTAGATTTCGCAAGGTACAACGCAGGGGGTAAAGCTTTGAATCCCGCATGGATTCACTATAAGGATAAAGCAAAGGGCCCCTTTCGGGGCCCTAAGCGTATTACTTCTTTTTAATCTTCTTGATAATCTTGGCGTCAATCTTCTTATCTTCAGCCATGGTCTTAGGCTTCTTCTTAGCTCCGTGAGCCTTGTCAGCCTTCTCAAACTTTGCCTTCTGAGCTGGGGTCATACCCTTGGTCATCTTGGCATCTTTCTTCTTATCCTTGGCCTCTGTGTACTTGCCGAAGTTAAAGGTAGCCATTACATGCCCTTCTTTCTAACCATTGAGGACTTCTTGCCTTTTGCTGGAGCAGCCTTCTTAGCGAACTTCTTATTAGCAGCTTGTAGGGTCTTCATACCATGCTTGTCTTTTGGCTTACCGCAGCCACAGGTGGCGCACATTACTTCTTCTTCTTTCGTAGGGCAGCGAAGTCTGAGCCTTCTAGCTTGCCGTCTTTATCCATATCAAGTTTCTTCTGCTTAGATGACATGCCCTTTGGAGCCGCCTTCTTAGCGACCTTCTTAGCAGCCTTCTTCTTTCCCATACATCCACATGTAGCACACATATTACTTGCTCGCTTTCTTTGGTTTGGAGACTTTCTTTTTGCCAGAACCTGCGGGGACGCAGTTCGGAACTTTCTTGCCACCCTTAGTCTTCATACCTACTTGGACGTAGCCGTCCCAACAAGGGTTAGTATCTTTAGACATTATGCAAACACGCTTGAGTAGAGAACGGATACAGCGTTAGCGCCAGTAGAGGTAGCCGCGATACCGTAGAGCTTATCGCCCGCATTTAGTC